ACAAAAATTATTTATCTCAATCTCGATGTAATCTGGAGCCAATCCTAATCCATAAGTAAAAATGGAATTTCAGTCAGAATTCATTCAGGTCTTGGTGAATGAAAAACTGGAATTCCAAAATATGCTACTTATTCTTTATGTGCAGCAAAAATCTTTTATATTTTACTAAAGATGCAATCAGTTCATTTACTTGTTTGATTGTGTCATCAATACCACAGTCTCGACATGCGACCGGCCGTTGGTATTGATGTACAGACATTTTCATATGTCCATAAATCCAGCACCGATACCATACCTATTATAATAGGATGGATTCAAGTCAAATGACTGATAATTTTAATAATCCTTGATTTCTTCTGACAAGGAAGGACCCACAAACCTTCCATCCTTATATATTTGTATTCCTTGTTTCAAATCCAATTTTATTTCTTTAGATTCAGCAATTACCAATTCACATGAATAAATATTACCGGGAACATTATCCTTAGTGAAATTGACTGGTGCATGCTCTTCAGTAAATGTTACGAAGTGTAGGCCAGAATATTGAATATATGAACCATTGATGATTTTAGAGAAAATATCATGCTGTGCTGTCAGATATGAGATGATTTTGTTATTTTTATCTTTAATAATAAATGGTTCGCCAGCATGGTAGTTCACATACTCACATAATCTTTGAAAATCATCAATTTTAGGAATATCAAGAATACCAAGATCTTTTTCATATTTATCCGTAAGTCTTATTGATCCTAAAAGCAGGAACATCATTTTCACTGTTTCATTTCTTATATTTTCGATGACTCTGATATCTTTTATATTCTTCTTATGAAAATATGTGTTTCTTATATTTCCATAACTATATATTTTCTCACAAATATACTGCATCGCATCATAGGAGATTTCTTCATTGAATAAATAAGAATTCTTTTTAACAAAAGTTGCCAGTCCACCAATAGTGGAATCAATTTCATCTTTTTCGATACTGGTAGATGTTAGATAAATTTCCTTCTTCAAATTCTTCTTAGAATGATTTTTTGAAATCATTTTGCCTTCATTAGCATGCATACATACAATTGCAAAAAGCAACTGTTCGAATGATTTCATATATCCCATTCCTATTGTTGTAAGATCAATAGCATGTGCTTTCTTCATGGAATCCATTAACCACTCAGCAGTTATCAAACTTTCAGCATAATCTTGATTTCCTAAAAGGACCAAGTATCTTTGATTTTCAAAAAACTGATTACGGATCTTTTGATAATCATCTGCGGGCATTATGAAGTGCTTGTTTTCCTTAGTTAATTCGTTTCCACTGATATCTTCATAATCAAACGAATCAAGATTTGATTCCACAATTTTTCGAAAATTTATCAGAGCACTCGGATTCAATTGTTTTACAACAATTCTTCCTATGTATGTCCTTACATTATCCTTATATTTGATTATTGCATTGTAAAATGCATCATATTCATCTTGATTAAAATATGTATCAAAGAGCCATTTAATTGAATACAGATTGCTACCTCTTCCCGGGTCATCTTCGTCATCATTATGGCCAATTAATTGAACGTATGCATCATCATACAAAAAGTAAATATACTTGCAGGAAGAGCAACCATTTTCAAGAATATATTTTTCTATCTCATCAGATTCGTGATTACGCCAGAATGGGCTTCTCTCTATCTCTTTGAAGAACAATATCGTCTTGTTTTTATTATCTTTTATCGCAAAAAAATTATGTGCTAAACCTATATCTTGTGGGCATTTATCAAGTAACTCAAAAGAGCAATCATATAGAGATGCCAAATGAAGTATCATCTGACAGATTAAACCAATACTTATTTCTTTCGATTGATATACTAAATTTGAATATTTCTGGAAATCATCGCCATCAAAGTCAAAAATCCGCTGCTTTTCTAGAAGATCCCATTTCATAGCATGTTTCTGCGGAATCTCAGCCCTTGGATCGCAGATATATTTTATCTGCAGAAAACAGTAATCAAACAACGAATCATAATCAAATTTCACGTTCATAAACCATCATCTCCATTTGAAAAATGGTACATAATCTTTCGGTTATGTACCCTGCCGTTTACTCCTGGCTTTCACCGTTGTAGTATTTTGAAATTACACCGGCTGCGGCAGCAAGCATGGCTGCTGCAAGTTCAAAAGCAAATGCGATGGTCTTTGGATCTACCTTCATGGTAACTCCTCCTTTTGGGCACTATACGTACCCCAAATCTACCACCGCCGGCATATTAATATACTCTCATTTTCAAATTGATATTTCAATAGGTGGTGCATTCAAAAAAAGGCACCTTGGAATTTTCCAAGATGCATTTTGATGCAAAATCAACCCTGTATTGTTGTTTCGAGTCCCGACTTGAACTCTACCTTGAAGTAGGCATCATAGACTGTGATCTTTTCAATCAGTCTCTGAACGTAGGCATCTTCATATTCTTTGATATCCCCGTCCATTGCATCTATGAATGCCTCAAGTTCTGCCACCTTCTGCTTGGCAGCTTCATCATTGGCTTCTTTTAGTAGGATCTGGTGCTTTTCTTCCCGCAGGCTTTCAATCTGTTCGGTAATGGAATCGTATGCCCGTCTGGCATTTGCACGTTTCAGCACTTCCTTTTGCAATTCCACCAGTTTCTCGTCGATCTTGGCAACCTTCTCCCGGGTCTCCGTTCCCATTGCCCTGGCAACAGCCTTCTTGAGTGATGGGATGAAAGTATCTTCCTCTGCCGCGACCTGGTTGATTGCCTTTACGACCACTTCATGGAGCAATTCTTCAGTGATCGTCCTTGCATTGCACTCAATGTCACTATCCTTTTTATGCAATCTGGTGACGCACCGCCATACAATGACCTTTTCTCCACGTACTTTCCAATGTGTCCTTTGGAACAAGTCTCCGCAATGACCGCAGTAAACTCTGCTCGACAATGCATATCGACCGCTATAGATCCGTTTCTTCCCTGTGTCCGTCTGAAGATGAGTCCTTCGTACCATCTCTTCCTGGACTCTCAAGAATAGGTCTTTCGGTATGATTGCCTCATGGCTACCCTCAACATAATATTGTGGTGCAATCCCTCGGTTGACCACTCTCTTCTTTGTAAGAAAGTCGACCGTGACCGTCTTCTGCAGAAGTGCATCACCAATATATTTCTCATTCTTAAGTATCTTAGCAAGGGTGGATGGCAGCCAATGAACGCTGCCTGCTGCCGTTTTTATGCCATCTCTCTCAAGGCTCTGCCCAATCTGATAATAACTGCCACCTTCAAGGTATTCCCTATAGATCCGTTTAACCACCTCTGCTTCTTCTCGGTTGACTACAAGTCCACCGTCTTCGCCCTTGTCATAGCCAAGGAATCGGTTCGTGCATATCTGCACCTTGCCTTGCTGATATCGGTATTGAAGGCCGAGCTTGACGTTCTGTGATAAGCTCTGGCTCTCCTGCTGGGCAAGAGATGCCATGATCGTAATCAGGACCTCTCCTTTCGCATCCAGAGTATTGATGTTCTCCTTCTCAAAGATGACCGCTATGTTCTTTTCTTTCAATTGCCTGATATATTTCAGACAGTCCAGAGTATTGCGGGCGAATCGACTGATGGATTTTGTCACTACCATATCAATCTTCCCGTCCATGCAATCTGCTATCAGCCTATTGAAGCCGTCTCTTTTCTTCGTGTTCGTCCCGGAAATGCCATCATCGGTATAAATGCCCGCACACTCCCATAATGGATTTTTCTTGATGTACTCCGTGTAATGCTCCACTTGTGTCTCATAACTGGTTGCCTGCTCTTCAGTCTCTGTCGAGACTCTGCAATAAGCTGCCACCCTGATCTTTTGGACTTTCTCGGTGGATGTGCCATTGTTTGCTCTAGGACGAGCAGGTATAAATGTAACTGTTGCCATTGTCATTCCTCTCTTTCTATTTGACTGTATACATATTCAGCCTGTCTGAATGGATCCTTGTATTTTCTGTCGAAAGCCTCAATCTTGAAGGCAGTAGGGATCCTTTTATTGCCAATTTCTATTTTTTTCATATGGGTCCTGCCTAAATGCTCCGCCCTTCGCTTTCGTTCGGCCTCTGTTTCATCGAACGTTTGCTTATCGATCAGTTGCGGATAGAAATCATCGCCCAGATAATATCGGTTCTGCAGTAACATCTTGACTGAAGAATGGTCCATTTTCAGCCCATTGTTTGCAGCAGCCTTCTGATAGGACAGCCCTTTCAAATAGTCTTGATAAATCCCTCTTACCTGGGCAGCTTGTGATTCATCAATTTCAGCTTTGCCGTCGTTGATCTTGTATCCATAAAAAAGATATCTTTGCTTCATTTCAATATCCTCTCTTTCAGGCTAAGCCCACACTTCAGATGGAATGTCACCTCGTCCTGTGAATGGACAGTAATGTGATCCAAGTAGTTGTTCACTAGTTCTCCATCAAATGCCTGGAACATCTCAGCCTTTGCTGTGAACTTGATGAGCTTCTCTGTTTCCTCTATCTCATCCACATGTTTTGCGGATGATTGGATGATCGATTCCTTTTCTGCTGCCAGTGAATTTGCTTCAGCATTCAGCTCATTGCTCTCTTGGATGAAAAGAGATGGTTCAAGAAGATTCTGTGCCATGATCTTAGTCAGTGTTTTCTTCTTCTCGGTGTTCTTGTCTATTGCCGCATCGATGGCTTTCATTCTCTGTGGAATGGCTGTCGCATTATGCTCCTTGAGATCATCATGGAAAGTCTGAAGGACATCCTTCCTTGCAAATATCAGCTTATTCAGCATCAGCATGAAGGTACGTTCCAGGTCAGCTTCTTTGATTCCCTTCATTGAGCATTTCTTCGTATCATGGAAATGCACACGGCATACCCACGATGGATATTTCAATGCACCAGTAATATTTGATTTCCTCTTGAACTTTTCGCCGCATTCACCGCAGATGATCTTTCCACTGAATGGATATCGGTTCGTATATTTCTTGTCACCTTTCGTGATCTTCTTTTCATTTGCATGCTGACGTATCATCTGGTTTGCCCTATCAAAGTCTTCGTGACTTATAATACCGGGATGATGATTTTCAATAAGATACTGGTCACGGTCACCATTGTTCGGATGCCTCTTGAATCTGAAGTCGGTAAAGGTCTTCTGGAAAAGGCAATCACCTGTGTACTTCTCATTGATAATGATTCCACGCACTGTAGATGCGTTCCAAGTGCCGTTCTTTCTTGTTGGCACATGCATTGAAATGAGAGCTTTAGAAATACGGTTCAGGCTCTGTCCCTTCAATGTCTCGGAAAAGATATATCTGATCCATTGTGCTTCTGTCTCATTGATAGAAAATTCTCCGTCATTGGAGTCATAACCATATGGAGGATAGCCAATCTTGTAAGATCCATTTGCATATCGATTCTGGATGCTCCATTTCTCATTTTCTGAAATGGATACCGATTCTCCTTCTGCCAAGCTGCTCATCACAGAGAGAAGAAATTCATTATCCATGGTGCCTGTATTGATGTTCTCCTTCTCAAAAAATACGGGAACATTGATCTCCTGCAGTTTACGTACAAGTTCCAGGCAATCGGTCGTGTTTCTTGCAAAACGGCTCAATGACTTGGTCACGATGTAATCGATCTTGCCTGCTTCGCAGTCACTGATCATCTGCTGGAGAGCAAGCCGTTTATCTGTCTTCGTAGCAGATATGCCTTCGTCATAGTAAAGTCCTGCGAACTCCCAGTCAGGATTTGAATTGATATGCTGACGGTAATGGCTCTTCTGTGTTTCGAGACTGACCAATTGTTCATCTGCATCTGTGGAGACACGGCAATATGCAGCAACACGGATCTTTTTCTTCTGCGGTAATACAGCAGTAGCTTCTATCCTCTTAACTGACTTCATATCCTCGTCTCCTTTCGGTATGTGTATGTTCCCGTAATAGTTTTGATATAGCAAGTCCTATATCAATAAATAGCTGCCAATATTGGCTTAAATGCTTGACGGCTCTCTGCCATGATCCATTTGAACTGAACATCATTGATCATGCACATTGAGAACATCATCTTTGCCCGCTTTTCAGCCATGAGATATTCCAATTCATTCTTCAGCTGTTCTTCAGTAAGCAGATGTTCTGGAATGATGACTTCAAAAGCAGGCACCTTGATTTCATGTACTTGCATGTTCTACCCTCCTCCATAGTTCTCATGCACACTTGGTCTAATGCATGATCGCATCTGCATACTCCCGTCAATTTTTTTACATAGCAAGTCCAGATCAGAGTATTGATGCAAGAAGCGGAGAGAACACTTCTTTGTTCTCTTCCATGATTGACGCATACTCCTCTTTAGTGATGACTCCTTTTTTGAGCATCTTCTCTGTCATCTTCTGTGCTCTCATATAATTCAACTCTTTAATAAGTTGCTCCTTGGTAAGGTCATGCTCTGGCCGTATGACCTCTGGCTGCGGTGTGTCGATCTTCGTCACTTGCATATTCTCGTTCTCCTTGTGAGGAAACATATCCATTCCTCTATTCCATGCCGAGAAAATCAACCCCTCATTAATTCATAAAAAAGAGGCAGCCAAGTCACGAATGACTCAGTTGCCTCATTTATCTTCTGGTTCCAATGGTTTTGTTTTAAGTGCTTCATAGATACGTGATCCGGTTCCGTTGCCATCTAAAGCATGATAGGCTTCATATACCCTGTCAATCTCTTTCCAGGTCTGTGTAGGCAAGGTAGGTGCATCCTTGTATTCTGCATAAAAATCGAACAGTTTGCTATGGAGCAGACAACGGACACCATCTTTGATGGCATCCGCTTCTGTTGAACTCTTATCCTGGCTCTCCTTGTACTTTTTAGTAAGAGAGCGGAGATCCGCAATCAGCCACCCAGCGAGTCCAGACAAGATGGCTGTGAAGAACGGATTGAACCAATTCATTCCACTTTCGTTTCCTTCCAGTTGATCAGACGACTGTAGAACTCATAGAAGTAGTTGGTGCCACGACTAATAGCGACTGCCGTTAAACAGATACCTACCCATGGGAAGTTCTCATTGATAGAAAGAACTGTAAACAGATTCAACTGCAGATCAAGAACCAGTAAGAAGCTCAGCCCAAGTGAGACAAGAATCTGCCACTGGAATTTCTTATCCACAAAGACTGTCTGGCCCCAGGAGATGAGACCTTCGATGGCAATAGCTGCCACCATGTATGCTTGTAATGTATCGACCATATTTCCTCCTTATTTGACGCGAATAGACTGACCTGGATAGATCAGATTCGCATTTTCGATTCCATTGATGCTTTGTAACTTTTGCCAAGTAGTACCATAGGATGCCGCAATTCCTGATAAGGTATCACCAGACTGTACCGTATAGTATTCAGCTACCGGTGTAGAAGCATCCATGATGCAGTTGACTTTGTGCTGTACTGATGCTGCGTCATAGCCAAGAGTGGCAAGCTTTGTCCATCTCTCTTCACCATAGACACCAGCCCATCCATGCGAACCTTCTGCAATGTACTGAGCAATCTCATCCTCTGTTGGCTTCGGTTCGACAATTGGTGCTGGGTCAGCAGCAGAGGCAGGCAGTACTGGTGTGTCTGCAATTCCTCCATATTTATCCCAGGCAAGCCTGTCCCCGTAGAACACATTGCAGTCCAGATTTCCGCCATAGCCATCAAGACGACCAACACTGGTCCACTGCCACATGCAATAGAATGGCCAGTAAGATACATCTGGTGTATTGCCGGCATTGGACATGTCATAGTTGGCATCTGGAACGTAGTCGAGATACTT